AAATAAATTATCTATTTCTTGACTAAGCTCTATTGAATTCATATTAACTGAATTTGATTAATTGCGGGTAAATTGCTTTTCAAAGAATGAGAAGCTATCTTACATGGTGGCCCGAACACTGATCAGTGCCTAAGGATCAATAGCTTACTGCTTCGCACTTATCGGTCTCTTTGTTTTACAAAAAGGAGCTGGGCTACTTGAAGAGCGCGTACCAAGCCTGCCACCCTGCCGTGATCCAAACCACGAAAGGGTGCACACATGTCCCACAACACAGATGACCACCTGCGCTTGCTGTCGGATGCCGAGCGCGAGGCCATGCAAGCCGACGACGACGGCTACGACCCCGAGGAAGACAACGCTGCAGCGCTGGCTGCCCTGGGGCGCGGCCCCCTCGATGCGCAAGAGGAAGAAGAGGACGACGACGACGCGGCTGACGCGGGCAAGGGCAAGCCTGAGCCCAGCACGGCCACCGATCCCACTGACACCACCGCTGCGCCCGCTGCAGCACCCGCAGAACCCACCGATGCCACGCAGCCGACCGAAGCACCGGCACCAAATCCGCAGACTGAGCAGCAGCCCAGCGGCTACCGTGCAGAGCTGCCCGCCGACTACGACGACCAGGTGAAGGCCAACAAGGACGCCGTGGCCGCCGCGCGAGCCAAGTTCAACGAGGGCGAGCTGGAGCAGGCCGAGCTGGACGCGGAGCTGGACCGCCTGCAGGACGAGCGCGACCAGCTGCGCGACATGAAGACGCGCGCCACGGTGTCGGCCGAGATGCAGCAGCAGTCCACGCACCAGGCCTGGACGGCCACCATCAACAGCTTCTTCGAGGAAGCGGCCAAGAGCGCAGAACTGGGCATCGTGGACTACCGCCAGGACAAGGCGAAGCAGGCCGACCTGGACGCCATGGTGCGCGCGCTGGGCGCGGCGCCCGGCAACGAGAACAAGCCCATGCGCTGGTTCCTGGAAGAAGGGCACCGCCGCGTGGTGGCCCTGCATGGCATTGCCACGACCAAGAAGCCGGCGGACGTGCGGCGCAAGCCTGACGCCTCGGCCGTGGTCACCAACCTGGCCGACGTGCCCGGCGGCGCGGGCGATGCCGACCCCGTGAGCGATGAGTTCGCCGAGCTGGACAAGCTCACCGGCCTGGACTACGAGCGCGCGCTGGGCCGCCTGTCTGAGGACAAGCGCGCGCAGTACCTGCGTTCGATGTGAAGGAGCCCATGGCACAGACAACTGCATCGGCGCCGGACATGCGCCGCATCTTCATGGAGTTGCGCACGGGCGATGTGCTGGAGGTGGGCGGCGTCCGCATCCAGCTGGAATACAAGAAGGGGCAGGCTGCACGCATGGTGATCGCGGCGGCCCCAGATACCTGCGTTCGCAAGATCGCGGCGGCCTCGCGGCCCGTACCAAGCCTGCCATCTTGAGGGCTGAACCATTTTTCAACCGGGGCGCTGGAGTGCTCGCTACCACACAGGAGCACTCCTATGGGCAAAACAGTGGTGGGCGTGAACAGCCCCCGCGCGGTCAAGCGCTTTTCCGGCGACCTGGCCCTCGATGTCTCTCAAGCCTCGTACTTCGGCAAGCGCTTCGCGGCCGTGGGCCAGGGCGCCAAGACCCCTATCCAGCTGCTGACGGACCTGGAATCCGAAGCTGGTGACCTGGTCAGCTATGACCTGCTGGCCGAGCTGCGCATGGCGCCCGTCGAAGGCGACGATGTGCTGGAGGGCAAGGAAGAAGGTCAACGCTTCTACACCGATGAGCTGTACATCGACCAAGCGCGCGGCGGCGTCAACACGGGTGGCCGCATGTCGCGCAAGCGCACGCTGCACGATCTGCGCATGCGCGCCAAGCAGCAGCAGGCCAACTGGTGGGGCCGCTTCCAGGACGAACTGACCTTCACCTACCTGTCGGGCTCGCGCGGCGTCAATGCCAACTTCATCCTGCCGCTGGGCTACCAGGGCCGTGCCAAGAACCCGCTGACGGCGCCCACGCCCAACCAGCACCTGTTCGGCGGCGATGCCACGGCGGTGGCCAACCTGGATGCCACCGACAAGATGTCGCTGGCCGTGGTGGACCGTGCCCGCGTTCGCGCAGACAGCCAGGGCGGCGGCGCCACCAACATCCCCGTCATGCAGCCCTGCGTGGTCGATGGCGAGGAAGTGTTCGTCATGGTCATGCACACCTTCCAGGAAGACGACCTGCGCAAGGAAACCGGCACGGGCGGCTGGCTGGAACTGCAAAAGGCTGCAGCTGCTGCGGTGGGCTTCAAGTCGCCGCTGTTCAAGAGCGCGCTGGGCATGTACCGCAACGTGGTGCTGCACTCGCACCGCAACGTGATTCGCCACAACACCCACGGCGCCACGGGCGACCTGGAAACGGCGCGCGCGCTGTTCATGGGCGCGCAGGCCGGCGTGATGGCGTTCGGCTCGCCGGGCACGGGCATGCGCTACGGCTGGCATGAGGAAACCCGCGACAACGGCAACCAGGTCGTGATCACCACGTCGTCCATCTTCGGCGTCAAGAAGTCGGTCTTCGAGATCGAGGGCGAGAAGCAGGATCACGGCGTCTACGGCATCGACACGGCCGCTGCATCGCGCTGATCCCCACCGAACGAAAGGAGTCATTCATGGCTTTCAAGCAACTCAGTGCCGTGGCCGCAGGCCATCAGGCCCCCATCACCCCCGGCGGCTCCGAGCTGGTGCGCTCGCGCTTCGGCCAGCCCCTGGCCGTGGCAGACCACGCAGTCGGCGCCCGTGGCGTCATCGGCATCCTGCCCGCTGGCACGCTGCCCGTGTCGCTGTACATCCGTGTGCCGGCCGCCCTGGGCGCGGGCTTCAAGGCTTCCATTGGCCTGGCGGATGCGGCTGGCGACATCAGCGCTGCGGCCGACGACGGCGGTGGTGCCTGGGTGACGGACAACGACGCGGGCGCGGCCGGCGGCTATGTGCACCTGGTGCCCGCAGCCTTTGCCAAGCTGGTGCCCAAGGACGAAGACCGCCGCATCGTCCTCAAGGTCACAGGCGCGGGCACGGCCGCAGGCCTCTTCGCCCTGGATCTGGTCTACACGAACGCCTGACAGCGTGTGCGTGCCCCGCAAGGGGCTTTCCCCCGGTGGCATCGGCTGCCGGGGCTTTTTGAACCCCGGAGAACCAAAACATGAAGCTGTTCACTTCGCTGCCCGCACGCAAGGACGGAACCCTGATCGTGCGCATCAAGGGCGCCACCTATATTTTCGAGGGCAAGCCGCTGGCCTGCGAGGTCGAGAACGAGGCTCATGCCGAACACCTGCGCGCTGGCAACTTCCAGACCGAGGAGGAGTTCGACGCCGAGCAGAAATTCCAGCGCCTGGCCGCCGAGCGCGAAGCCCGCCGCGCGGCCCTGGACGGCAAGGCTCCATCTTCGCGCGGCACCTTCTCGCCCGGCGTGGGCCAGGACGACGACGACATCCTGGACGGCGGCACCGGCATGCCCCAGGAATCCGACTCTGCGCCCACCGGCCGCGTGCGCAAGGCATCGCGTGCTTCCAACGTGACCGGCTGATCGCACCATGGCCAGCTGGGAGAACTGGATGCCCGAGCTGGTCCTGGCCGCCCCCAAGGCGCCGGTACCGCTCATCCATATGGCGTTGAACCGCGCCGCGCGTACCTTCCTCAAGGCCACGCGCGCTTGGCAGGAGTGGCTGGAGCCTACGGACGTGACCGGCGAGGCCTTCGCCGAATACACCTTCGAGTTGCCCCAGGGCGCAGAGCTGCTGCGCTTGGAGCGCGCCACGCTGGCTGGGCGCCCGCTGGAGGTGGCGAAGGCGCGCGACCTTCCGGCCGATCCCTGGCAGCACGAGCTGCACGGCAAGCTCTACCTGGTCACGACCAACCTGCGCGAGTTCACGGTGCGAACCGGCAGCAGTGGGGACAGTGCGGGCCGGCTGCAGGTCTATGCCTCGCTGATGCCGTCCCTGCGCGGCAACAGCGTGCCCGACGAGGTGGCCTCGCTCTACCATGAGGCGATCCGCGAGGGCGCCAAGGCCGAGCTGCTGGCTACCGAGGGCACGGACTACTACAAGCCCGACCAGGCCGGCGTGGCCCTGGCGTTCTTCCAGCGCGCCATGGATGACGCCACGGCCGACGTGTGGCGCTCCAACACCAGCCGCGGCTCGCGGGGGAGGGCATCATGGCTTTGACCGTGGCCCAGCTGCTGGACGATGCAGCGCGCGATCTGCAGGACAAGGGGCACATCCGATGGACGCGCCAGGAGCTGCTGGACTGGTTCAACGCCGCCCAGCGCGCCTTTGCCGAGCAGCGGCCCGATCAGATGGCCCAGCCGCGCGACCTGGTGCTGGCCGCCGGATGGCGGCAGGAACTGCCGGCCGACGTGCTCACGCTGATCGACATCACCAACAACGCCAACGCCACGCAGCGGCGCATCACCAAGACCGACCTGTGGGTGCTGGACGCCGTGGCCGGCGCCTGGCGCTCGGGCTCGCCGGGCCGCGAGGTGCAGCACTACATGCACGACCTGGGCACGCCGCAGGAATTCCTGGTCTATCCGCCCGTGGCCGCCGGCACCAAGGTGCGCGCCATGGTGGGTGTCGCGGCTGTGGACCTGGCCGACGAGAGCGGAACGCCCAGCGTGCCCGAGCGCTGGATGGACGCCCTGCGGCACTTCGTGTTGTTCCGTGCCTGGTCCATCGACGCCGAGTTCGGCGGCAACGCGACCATCGCGGCGGCGCACCGTGCCCTCTACAACGAGGCGCTGGGCATTCAGGCCCAGGCAGCAGCAACGACGGCCGTGGCGCAGAAGTAAGCGCAAGAAATCCCCGGTGGTGACCAAGCCTGCCTATACTGCGGGCAATTTCCACTGGGGCGCTGGAGTGCTCGGAACCATAGGAGCCGATATGGCTGGTTTCTCGACCTCCCTCGCCAACGCGATCATCAGCGCCACGCTGCGCAAGCAGGCCTTCCCGGCCATCCGCAACACCTTCTTCGCCCTGTTCACGGCGGACCCCACCGACGCTTTCACCGCCGGCACCGAGGTGGCAGCACCCTGGTACCAGCGCGTGCCCACGGGCGCCTTTGCCGCGCCCAACAACGGCGCCACCTATAACGCTGTGCGTGCGGAGTTTCCGCCCGTCACGGGCGCCCAGGTCACGGTCACGCACATCGGAATCATGGAAGGTGACTCGGCCACCGATGGAACGGCCACGCTCATGTATTCCGAGCCGCTGCCCACGCCGCGCACGCTGCAGATCAACGACGTGTTCGTGGTGGACAGCCAGGCGCTGACGGGCGATTTCACGCTACAGCTGCTGTAAGCCATGAACCGGGGCGCAATTAATGGCTTCGCGCTGAACGGGCGGGCCTCCGATCCCGTGGTGCGCATCCGCGTGGACGCCAAGGGCTATGCCCGTGTGCGTGCCGGCGGGAGAGTGCTCGCCTATGCGGTGGTCCACTCGGCACCAACTGCTGCGCTGACCGGCCCTCTGGGCCGCGTGCATGCCAAGCTCTCGGCCGATTCCGTGGCGCGCGCAGCCGTCGAGGGCGTGCTGGGCCGGGTCCATGTGCGCAGCCTGCTGGCAGCCACGGGCCGCGCCATCGTCAAGGTCACGCTGCCGCCCGTGCGCGGGCGTGTGGCCGTCCAGGCCCGTGCCAGCGCCACGGTCACGGCCCACGTGCAGGCCCGCATTGGGGTGGACGCGGCCGCGCGTGCCAACTTCAAGCCCCAGGCGCGCCTGCTTCGCCGTGGCCCCGTGCAATCCACGCCCACCGCCCGTGGCTCTGCCGATGGCCGCATCTACGTGCGCCGCTGGCTGCGTTCGCCTGTGGACGGCAAGGGCCAGGCCTTTGTCGTCACGCAGGGGCGGGTCGAGGCGCGTCTGGCCGCGCTGGTCCAGGCAAAGGCTGCCATCACGGCCCGTGGGCAGCGCCTGGTGCGCGCGCCGCTGCAGGCCCAGGGCGTGGCCTTCATCGAGATCGATCCCGCCGTGCACAAGCGCCTGCCCTTCGATGAGCAGGCGCCCGAATCCCGCACCTTCCTCGTGCCCGCAGGAATGACCACCTTCTACGTCACAGACCAGGGGCAAAGCATGTTCCGCACTTCCCCCATGCAGCCTGCAGACACGCAGGACTACGACATCGAGTTCGCCGACTGGTTTCCGCCCGGCGACGAGATTGTTTCCGTGCAGCTCAAGGTGCAGCCGGCCATGCCCATGCCGCCGTCCTTTGCCTTCGTGGGCCAGCGCGTGAAGGTCTGGATCTACGCGGGCGGCCTGAGCGGCCAGAAGTACCAGATCAGCGTGGCCGCCACGACCAACGACGGCCGCACGAAAGAGGTGGAGCTGATCGTGCCCATCAAGGAAAAATAGAAATGCCGCAGCTTTATCTCAACAACTTCCAGACCCAGTTCATCGCCGACGTGCGCGCGGCGCCGCAGACAGGTGCCCCGGCCAGCGAGCTGGACTACGGCGTGCTGCGCGTGTCCGATGGCGCGGCCGGCACGCTGCTGAATCCTCCCGCCGGCGGCTGGTACGTGCTCACGGCCTACAAGCGCAGCGGATCGCTCGAAACCGATTACGAGATCCTGCGCGTTACCGCCGTGGACAACTCGGTGATCGGCGAGTGCCGCCTGACGGTGCTGCGCGGCCAGGAAGGCACGGCGCCCCGGGCCTACAACTCGGGCGACCTGCTGGAGATGCGCATGACGGCCGGGGGTATGCGCGAGGTGGTGCAGACCACGGATGAGCGCATGTCGAATCCGCGTGCACCGACCGGCGCGGCCGGTGGCGTGCTGGCCGGCCAGTACCCGAACCCCACGTTTGCCCAGCCCATGGCCTTGGTGTCGGACCTGCAGGGCAAGGTGGACAAAGTGCCCGGTAAGGGCCTGAGCGCCAACGATTTCAGCGACGAGGCAGCGGCAAAGCTCAACGGCGTGGCGACGGGTGCCACCAAGAACGCGACCGACGCGCAACTGCGGGACCGGGGCACGCACACGGGTACGCAGGCCATGGAAACCGTGGCCGGGCTGCAGGCAGCGCTCGACGCTGCCAAGCAGTTCGCCAACCTCACCGGCAAGCCCACCACCACCACGGGCTACGGCATCACTGATGCGCTGAACTCGAAGCCCGTCTTGCTTCCTGCCGGCTCAGACTTGAATCTTCTGCCTGATGAGAACCGGATCTATGACGGGTTCAATTTCAAGAACAGCCCGTGGGGTCCGGATATGTGGTGCTATGTGGAAACGAGGGCGCATACCTCGCCTAACTACCAGTATCAAATTACCCGGCTACTGACGGAAGAAAGTCCGGTGATGGAGCGCCGGAAAATGGGCGTTCTGGGATTCGGCCCATGGCGACTGCAGAGCGCTTTTGGGGTGCAACCCATTTCCAGTGGAGGAACTGGTGCGGCAACAGCAGCGGCGGCTAGGCAAAGTCTGTCTGTCAGGCAGTACGCTTATACAGGACTAACTTTCTATGTCCGTTCAGATGGCAGTGATGCGAACAGTGGCTT